TGGATGTACAAACACGAATCGATACGCGACAAATACGCGCGAGCGAAGAATGCGTGCCAAGAATTTGCCGCAGAGGATATCCTCGAGATAGCCTATGATGCGACTCCCGAGACATACAATGTGGCGCGATTGAAGGTCGACGCGCACAAATGGGTGGCGAGTAAGCTATTGCCTAAACGTTATGGTGAGAAACAGCAGCTTGAGCATACTGGCGAGTCCGGTGGGCCGATGGTCATCAAGTGGAAGGGCAAGGATGAGTAACTGGGATAAGTTCTTATTTTTGATGGTGGCTGGTTGTATCCTGTCGACATTTGCAATGATGGCGGATTTCTTAGGATGGTATGCCTGAGATAACGATTCCGTACACGCCTCGGGACGTCATGGTTCCGTTTCACGATAGAACGAGTCGATTTGCCTGTTTGGTGGCGCATCGGCGGTGCGGCAAGACTGTCGCCGCGATTAATGACTTGATTCGCGATGCGCTGACGATTGACCGGCCTAACGTCCGAGTGGCGTACATTGCGCCGACCTATCGGCAGTCCAAGGCCGTAGCGTGGGACTATTGCAAAGAGTTCACGGTTAATATACCGGGCATCAAGATCAACGAGTCTGAGTTGCGCATTGATTTTCCTAATGGCGCTCGCATACGATTGTTTGGCGCCGAGACAGCAGACTCTATGCGAGGGCTGTACTTTGACTCGGTGGTGCTGGACGAGCCAGCTGACTTCCCGGCTAACGCATGGTCGACGGTCATTCGCCCGGCGATTGCAGATCGCCAAGGCCGCGCAACCTTTATCGGTACGCCTAAAGGTAAGAACGAATTTTGGGAGATATTTGATGCATCGCGCAATGACCCGACGTGGTACACGGCGGTGCATAAGTCTAGCGACACTGGCATATTGCCAGCTGAGGAGTTAGACGCGGCGCTCAAGACAATGGGCGAGGATCGATACGAGCAAGAGTTTGAGTGCAGCTTTGAGGCAGCAATCGCTGGCGCTTATTACGGCACCGAGATGAAGGAAGTAACAAATACTGGACGGATCGCCGCAGTCCCATATGATAGAGCCGTTGGAGTCGTCACGGCGTGGGATTTAGGTATCGGGGATTCGACCTCGATCTGGTTCGCGCAACACGTTGGAGCCGAGGTTAGGCTGATCGACTACTACGAAAGCTCTGGCGTTGGCCTTGATCATTACGCCAAAGTGTTGCAAGAAAAGGATTATGTTTATGAGTCGCACGTCCTACCGCATGACGTGCAGGTCAAAGAGCTGGGAACTGGCAAGTCTCGGCTCGAAACGTTGGATTCGCTAGGGATAAGGCCCGTGACAATAGCACCAAAGCTAGGCGTCGATGATGGAATACAGGCAGTGCGATCCATGCTCGGGCGATGCTGGTTCGACGAAGCTAAGTGCAATCGAGGCATCGAGGCATTGCGGCAATATCAACGAGACTTTGACGAAAAGGGCAGAACGTGGCGAGGCAGGCCTCGGCATGACTGGACATCACATGGCGCAGATGCAATGCGCTACTTGGCAGTTGGATACCAGAATCAGGCATCGAGCTGGGGCGAGCCAATCAGGCGTAACTTGCGAGGGATAGCGTAGTGGCAGTTGATTATAAAGAAGAGGCAAGGCGCAGAGCGATGGCGCGACTTAATCGTCAAGCAGAATTAACAGCAATTCCGCAAAACTCATTGTTAGCTATGGTGGGGCAAGGGCTTGAGTCTGCCAGAGGTTTTGGCAATAAGGCAACAGTTCCAGATCTAATACCATTGATTGGTGGTCAGGGAGTTGGCGATCTTATGATTGGTCAAGCGCCTGAAGAGTTTGAAAATCTATCATATGGCAATATGCCATTTGATATGCCGTATCAAGGCACCGGCGGATATTTGCCTAGAGTCAAGCCAAACAGACAAACCAGTTTGGCTGATACCGTATTTCTCGGAGAAAGTTTATTTCCTGTTGGCGCAGTCGCTAAAGCTGGAGCAAAGTCAGCGGTAAAGGGAGCGACACCAAAGGCGCAAGAAATGCTTGAGAATACTATGCGCAAAACAGGTTTGTTGCAAGAAATGGCGCCAAGCGGCCCTCGATCTGTTTCTGATTATGGTTTTGACGACAGATATGGAGGCACTAAAACTAACACTGAAAAAGTAAAAAATTTACAATATAAAACTGAGCAGATTGGAGATTTATCTGAAAACGCAAATGATACGATAAGTATTATTGATCTCGCAAATGCTGGAACTCCATTCATTACGCCTATGGCTGACAGAAGCGATACAGCCCAATTAATTACTGAATTTAAAGGCGTAAAACTATCAAGGCCGGTGCATTTGCAAGGCGGTCAGGATTACGGATTTCAGATGGAAGGCAACGTTTACGCAAATGATCCAGCGATTTCAAAAAAACTTATGGAGTACGCGCAATATATGAAAAGTAGATACGGTGTTGATCCAGTATTAATGCCGCATACTATGACGCCATCAGGATCTGATTTTGCAACGTTTAGCCCTGAGCTGCAAATGAGTTGGGCATATGAAACGCTTGGATCGGCAGATAAAAGAAGGTTAGATGATTTAATTAAAAATAAAGGTTTTGATGTTTCGGTATCTGAAGATATACCGGGTCAGTTTAAAGCTAACGGAGATCCTAAAAAACGAACTGTAACAAAGAATTTTAGGATACCTGATTGGGCTGGGATTAATGATCCAAAATCCATTGAGCAAATGAGAAATGCTTCAGCAGAGTTAAGAAAAGCTATAGTAACTAAGTTGGGAGCAAATAGAACAGTAGTAAATGCGGATACAGCGTTTGGTCAAGAAGGTCTTTTGAGCGCTTCAGAAATTAGAGCTGGTGTATCAGATATGGATCAGCTAAACGCTATAGACGGCGCGTTTAGGAATATAGGAATTATGGATCTGACTGGAAAAATTACTCCATCTGATCATTATAGTTATCCAACAAATTTGCCCGGCGAAATGCGAGCTAGATTGCTTGAAAGCAATATTACTCCATACGATATACCGGGCCTTATAACCGCTGGATCTAAAGAATCAGGTATGGGTTTAGATTGGGCGCGACAGGCTATCGGTAGAAAAGATGGATCAATAGTAGATCCACATAATTTAATTCCTCGCGATCAAAGGTCTTTAAACTTAAACATGGTCGGAGGCCGATTTACTGAGGATACTTTACGACAGCTTGAGAGATTAGGATTGTTAAATCAATTTAAATAAATATATGCCAGATAAAAAATTAGGATTGTTAGATCAGTTTGTCCAAGGCGCAAAAGGACTTGGTAGTAAGTTCTTGGATTTTGCTAAGGAACGAGAGGAAGCATCTATTCGTGAGCAGCAAAGAAAAGATGATTATGTTTATGGCGGAGATCCAAATATTAATCCCGGCGGCGTTATGGATCAACATGGATACGGAAATGATCCGTCAATAAGGCCTCAAGATGCTTTTACTAGAGAAAACATGTCTCCAGAGATGGTTGACTATTTAACTAATTATTTTGGACAAAACGGCCTTGATGATCCAGCAAAATTTTTAATGCATGAGTTTAATTATTTAAATCAAGATTTAAGAAAAGATATTTATAATTTGTTTCAAGATAACTATAAGGCGCCGCCAGTACCATTATTTGACCGCAAACCGGGAATAGGGCTATGACAATAACAAACTACAGCACACTGCAATCGACAGTCGCCGATTACCTCAATAGAAGTGATCTAACGGCAGTCATCCCAACGTTCATTCAGCTGGCAGAGTCGCAAATCAATCGCGATATTCGGCACTACAAGATGGAGACTCGATCAACGGCAACGATAGATGCTGGCGATCAATACTCGCAAGTGCCAGCCGACTGGATGGAAACAATTCGAGTCAGCATACAAGGCACCGGCACAACCGTTGTTAATTTAATATCTCGAGACGCTATGGCAGATAAACGTGCTGGCGCCGAGGATGTGTCTGGTCGGCCTGAGTATTACACTCACGCAGATGGGCAGTTTAACTTTTATCCGACGCCAGACGCAGACTACACGCTTGAGCTGTTGTATTTTGCCAAAGTGCCTGATTTAGCGTCAAATAGCGATAACTGGTTGCTAGATGACTCGCCCGATGTATATTTATATGGATCGCTAATGCATTCTGCGCCATACTTGCAGGAAGATGCACGGATCACAGTTTGGGCGCAGTTGTATGCGGCAGCAGCTGCAAGATTAAACGAATCATCAGATCGATCCAGAATGTCTGGATCTGGATTAAAACTTAAAGTGAGAGGACTAGGATGAGCTTTTCAAACTATTTAGAGACTGAGCTGTTAGATCACGTCTTTACAAACAGCGCTTACACTGCACCGTCAACGCTTTATTTGGCGTTGTTTACTGGTGCGCCCGGTGAAGCTGGCGGCGGCACAGAGGTATCTGGATCAGCTTACGCAAGGCAAACTGCTGCGTTTACGGTATCTGGAAACACAGCGACAAACTCTGGCTCTATTGAATTTCCAACTGCTACTGGTAATTATGGCACAGTGAGCCATGTTGGCGTGTTTGATGCATCAAGTTCCGGCAATTTACTTTGTTATGCAACTTTATCTGCATCAAAAGCAATTGAATCTGGCGACGTGTTTCGTGTTCCAGCCGGAGATTTAGACATAACGCTTGATTAAGGACTGATATGGCTCTAGT